TCTGCCGATACAATCATTACCGCAACGGCAACATTCAATTATATGTACTACGAGTTCTTGCCTTTGTAATGCTTTTCTGATATAATATACATTATTTGTTTTTTGAATTGATATGGAAACACTTGAACAGATTTTAAAACTTTGGGAGAACGATGCGGTCATTGACCAGACTGAACCTTCCAAAGAACTTTTAAAAATACCCACACTCCACAGTAAGTATTTGGGCATTCTTACCAAACACAAGATTGCATCCAAGAAGGCACACTTTGATTATCTCCGTATGAAGAAAATCAAGGCAGAATACTTCACAGGTAAAATGTCTAAAGAAGAATTAGATGAACATGGATGGGAACCCTTTCCATTTGTACTCAAGTCAGACATGGCAACTTACATGGAAGCAGACAAAGACCTAATCAAACTTTTAGAAAAGAAGGTCTACCATGAAGAATGTGTTTCTGTAATCGAATCTATCATGCAGGAGTTGAAGCAAAGAACTTGGCAATTAAGAGATTTTATTTCTTGGGAAAAATTTATTAATGGGCAATGATATTATCATAACTAAAAAAGATGAGGTGTACGCCAAAGTACAGTGTGAAAGGTCTACCGCAATGGAACTTTCAGAGTACTTTACATTCTTTGTACCAGGTTACCAATTCGTTCCAGCCTATCGGAATCGCATTTGGGATGGTAAGATAAGACTGTTTAATCTACACACACAACAATTATATTTGGGTTTGATTCCATATCTAAAAGAGTTCTGTGAAGAACGTGGATACAAATATGAATATGAAGAAATGGAGGATGAATTCTCTGTTTATCAGGCAGATAAGTTCTTCAAGTCTTTGAATCTACATTCATCTGGTAATCCAATTACAGTAAATGAACACCAACAAGAAGCATTCATTGAGGCAATGCAGGCAAAAAGAAAACTTCTTTTGTCTCCTACCGCATCAGGTAAATCGTTAATTATATACCTCATCTTTAGACAACTCTTGGATTACCAAGACTTGAAAGGTTTGATTATCGTTCCAACCACATCACTGGTGGAACAATTAACGTCAGACTTTAAAGACTATGCATCTGAAACTGACTTTGATGTAGATGAATATGTACACAAAATCTACCAAGGAAAAGAAAAACATTCTGGTAAGAAACTGATTATCTCTACATGGCAATCACTGTATCAGATGCCACCCGAATATTTCCAACAGTTTCAATATATCATTGGTGATGAGGCGCATTTGTTTAAGGCACAATCATTAACTACAATTATGACGGCCTGTACAAATGCAAAGTACAGAATTGGTTTGACTGGTACATTGGATGGTACCAAAACACATAAGTTGGTGTTGGAAGGTTTGTTTGGTCCTGTCCGTCAGGTCATCACAACAAAAGAACTCATTGATAAGAACATACTTTCATCATTTATCATCAAGTGCTTGATATTGAAACATTCACCAGAAAAATGCGAAGAATCAAAAGATTGGACTTATCAACAAGAAATTGAATATCTAATTAATAGCCATAATCGAAATCGTTTTATCAGAAACTTGGCAATCAGTATGAAAACCAATACGTTGGTACTTTACCAAATGGTAGAGAAACACGGTCAAGTTCTATACAATATGATTAAAGAAAAGGCAGGAGACCGAAAAGTATTTTTTTATCCATGGTGGTGTTGAAGCAGAAGAAAGAGAACAGGTAAGACGCATAATGGAGGAAGAAAATGACGCAATTATTGTGGCATCTTTTGGCACTTTTAGTACTGGTATTAACATTCGCAATCTACACAATATCATCTTTGCAAGTCCTTCTAAGTCAAGAGTTCGCAATCTGCAAAGTATCGGAAGAGGTTTACGAAAGTCAGGTACCAAAGACCAAGCCACACTCTACGATATTGCGGATGACCTCAGACACAAGAAACACATGAACTTCACACTCAGACATTTCGTGGAACGAGTAAAGATATATAATGAGGAGAAGTTCCCTTATAAAATTTATAACATAGGACTTAAAGATGACGGTACAAATAGTAAGACTTAAAGATGGTTCTGATGTTATTTGTTACACAGAAAAAGAAAACAATACCGTGGAATTGGATTATCCTATGATGTTCTCTGTGGTAAATTCCAATTTGGTATTGCAACATTGGTTACCTTTGTCTGTAATGAAAGGCACTTCTGTAAAGATTCCTCTTGATGAGGTGGTATGTTTTATGGATCCAAATGAAAACTTTGAAGATTATTATGTAACTGCGGTTAAAAAAATAAACTCTGTGATGGATTCCAGTAATGAGGATATTAAGGAAGAAATGATGGAAGCATTAAATGAATTGGAAACATCCAAAGGAATAAAGATACATTAATATCATCGGGGCTACACCGTGGACTATAACACATGTCAAGCCCCCTGTCAACAACTTTTTATGGTATATTTGAATGAGCAAACAACGACACTACATCAACAATGAAACGTTCCTCAGAGAACTGATTGAATACAAGAAACGCAAAGAGAACAATCCGGATGAACCAATACCAAACTATATTGGTGAATGCTGGATGAAAATTGCCGAAGGTCTGTCTCACAAACCAAACTTCATCAACTATACCTACCGTGACGAAATGATTTCGGATGGTATTGAAAACTGTCTTATGTATTTTGACAACTTCAATCCAGACAAGTCGAAGAATCCATTTGCATACTTCACACAGATAATCTACTATGCGTTCTTGCGTAGAATACAGAAAGAAAAGAAACAACTGTATGTGAAATACAAAGCCACAGAACAGGTTGGTATTCTGGATGAGTTTGAGTTTCTGGAAAGTGAAGATGGTACCTCAAAGCAGTTTGAGATTTACGATAACATTGCCGAATTCATTGAGAACTACGAAGAATCCAAACAAGCAAAGAAGGATGCAAAAGCGGCAAAGAAACCGCAGGGTATTGAAAAATTCATGGAATAATCGTTATTGGCACCAAACAATTATAAATATGTTTGGAGGCAAAAATGGACGATATATTTAAATCCTTAACAGAGATGGAGTGGAATTTTGAAGAAATAAAAAGAAATTCCAAAAAACATTATACTTTTATAACATACGGCAAAGATAATCCTATGTATGGATTGAAAGGAGAAAATCATCCTTCACATCACTGGCATAAAATAAAAGCCACAAAGGAGTATTATGATAATAAAAGAAAAAGTGTTTTGAATAGTTGGAATAATAATATGGAAAGAAAAAATAAACATTCCGAATCAATGAAAAATAAATGGTTATCTGGAAAAATAACGCCAGAAACCGCAAGAAAAAATGGTCAACATGGATTAAAAGGCAAAGAAATACATAATACTATTGCCATTGAATATAAAGGTGTGATATACTACGGTTGGCGTGAACTAAAAGAGTGTACAGGTGTTTCTAAATCTCTGTATAAAAAGTATTACGAAAAAGGTATTGATCCTGAATCCAGAATTGGAGCAAATGGACCAAAACCAAAGTCATTAACAATGAATAATTTGAAAAAGGAGGTGTCTGTATGAAAGTTGCATTAATTACAGACCAACATTTTCGGTGCAAGAAATGATGCACAACATATATTGGACTTCTACGAGAAGTTCTACAGCCAGGTATTTTTTCCTAGACTAAAACAAGAAAAAGTACAGGCTGTCCTTATATTGGGTGACACATTTGACCGCAGGAAATACCTAAACTTCCACACACTCAAACGTTCTAAACAAATGTTCTTTGAACCTTTGGCTGAACTTGGTGTTGATGTGCATATCCTAGCTGGAAACCACGACACATACTTTAAAAATACCAATGTTGTAAACTCGGTAGATTTGCTTCTTGGTGAGTATGGATCATCGTTTAATATTATTGACCACCCAACAGAAATCTATGTTGGCCCACATAAGATTTGTATGATGCCGTGGATTTGTACCGACAATCATGCAGATTCTATGATGATGTTGCAAGATACCGATGCAAAGTTTTGCATGGGACACTTTGAGATTGCCGGCTTTGCCATGTATCGTGGTATGCCAAGTGAGGAAGGACTGGACCGTGGACTCTTTCGCAAATTTATCCGTACCTTTTCTGGCCATTATCATCATAAATCTAACGCTGATGGTATTCACTATCTTGGAAACCCTTATCAGCTTACATGGCAAGACTATGGAGATGAAAGGGGCTTTCATATCTTTGACCTTGACACTGATAACCTTGAGTTTGTCGCTAATCCTTTTGAGAATTTCCATAGGATAGTTTATGATGACAAAAAGGATGCCATCAATGTTATTTCATCTATGGATTTAACTCCTTACAAAGACACATATGTAAAAGTGGTTGTAATCAATAAAACCAATCCATATCTGTTTGACAAATTTATGAATAACCTGTATAATGTCAACCCAGCAGATATCACCATCGTGGAAGATTTTACTGATTTGACCGAAGGTGTTGAAGATGATATGGTAGACCAAGCTGAAGATACTCTTACCATATTGAATAAGTATGTCGATTCGGTATCAGAACAAAATATCGACAACAACAAACTGAAAAACTTATTGAAAGAACTCTACATAGAGGCAGTTAATATAGAATGATTTTATTTCAAAAAGTTCGTTGGAAGAATTTTCTTTCCACTGGTGCACATTTCACCGAAATTAATTTCACCAAGTCAACAAATACATTAATCATTGGTCAGAATGGTGCAGGTAAATCCACTATTCTGGATGCATTGTGCTTTGGTTTGTTTGGTAAACCGTTTCGGAAGATAAATAAACCACAGTTACCAAATTCTATCAATAACAAAGATTGTCTGGTTGAGATTGAATTTGAAATTGGTACGAAGAAATATAAGGTTGTACGTGGTATCAAACCTAATAAGTTTGAAATCTATGTCAACGGCGTTTTGTTGAACCAGGATGCGGCTGCGAAAGACTACCAAGACATACTAGAGAATCAAATTCTTAAATTAAATTTTAAGTCTTTTACGCAGGTCGTCATCCTAGGTTCAGCTTCATTTGTTCCTTTCATGCAGTTATCAGCCGCAGATAGGAGAACCATCATTGAAGATTTGTTGGACATTCAAATCTTTTCTACAATGAATGGTGTCACAAAAGATAAACTCTCACTCAACAAAGAAAGCTTAACTACGGTTAAGTATAACATTGCATTGCTTGAAGAAAAAATCAAGATGCAATTGGAGTCTATTGAGGACCATAAGAAACATACCGATGCGGAGAAAGCCAAGAAAGTTAAAGAGATTGCCGATTCTCAGTTACAGGCAATCAAACTAAACAAAGATAATGGCTTAATTCAGAAACACATTGATGCTCTGCAAACAAAGGTTGGTGATAAGAAAGAAAAATTGGATAAGAAATCCAAAGGACTATTTCAAATCAAAGGTAAAATTCAAACCAATATTAATAGACACAAAAAAGATATTGAATTCTATGAGAACAATCACGATTGTCCGACCTGTAAACAATCAATCACACCCGAGTGGAAAGAGTCACAGGTTACAGAAAAAAATGGAAAGATTAAAACACAGGAAACGAATCTTACGGAAGTTGAAACTGAACTCACAAAAGTCAATGATGAACTTGAATCAATCACAAAGATTCTGAATCATATTACCGAACATCAAAGTGAGATTACCAAAAACAATGCAACGATTGCGGCAATTAATAGTTATATCGAAAAGTTGAATAAGGAAATACAAGAACTCTCAACTATAGTAGATACAGCTGAGCAAGATAATGGGCGCCTAGCATCACTAAAACAAGAGCTAGAAGATAATACAATAGAGTATCAAACATTATTGGTTGACAAACAGTATTTGGAATATGCCAGTGCATTATTGAAAGATGGTGGTATTAAGTCCAGAATTATTAAAAATATTTGCCGATAATGAACAAATTAATTAACAAGTATTTATCAGCAATGGACTTTTTTTGTCAACTTTAATATTGATGAAAACTTCAATGAGACAATTAAATCCAGATTCCGTGATGAGTTCTCCTATGCAAACTTCTCCGAAGGTGAGAAGATGCGTATTGATTTGGCATTGTTGTTTACATGGAGACAGATTGCCAAATTAAAGAACAGTACAAATACCAACCTATTAATTCTAGATGAGGTGTTTGATTCGTCACTAGATACTGTGGGCACAGAAGAATTCTTAAAGTTGATTCACGAAATGGGCAAAGATACCAATGTATTTGTTATCAGCCACAAGGGTGACCAACTGTTTGATAAATTCAGAAGTGTGATTAAGTTTTCCAAGAAGGGAAATTTTAGTAGAATTGAAAAACCACAAAGTTAACTTATAGTTTTTTATAAATAAAAACATAGTAACTTTTAAGGTGTAATATGAAAAGAAAAAAACGTGAAATCTATGATGATTTGCCACCAAGGTCACATCCAGATTATATGAAACTTTACAAGAAAAAGAATAAAGAACGACTCAATGAGAAGAATAGATTAAAAAACGCAGAAAAACTTGAATTGAATCCAAATTTCTGGAAAGAAAAGTATGATCCAGTAAAAGCATCAGAATACAGGTCTAAAAATAAACACATTCTTTCAGAAAAACAATGGAAATCACGGGGCATTATTGATATGACTTATGATAAGTTTCTGACAGAACTAGATAAACAAGAATACAAGTGTTTAATATGTAATAAAGAGATGAATAATCCTCAAGTTGACCACGACCACAACACAGGAAAATATAGGGGCATACTTTGTGTACCTTGTAATAATGGTCTGGGTGTGTATGAAAAGAAAAAAGATTTGTTCGAAAAATATTTGAAAGAGATTGCAAAATGAGTACAGATGATATTATTTTATATGACACCGCCAAAGAGGCAAAGGTCGAAAAACAAGTAAACACATTTAATCTGGTAGACCCAAGTACACCAGTATTAAGTCAACAATTGCCCGATTTTGATTTCTCAAATCCTCCTGTGGATCCGAATGAGTTTGCATCAACACTTGTTGAGACTTGCAAGAAACACCGAGGTCTAGGACTGTCTGCAAACCAATGTGGGTTTCCATATCGTGTCTTTGTTATGGGCAGTAATGACAATTTTATTGCTTGTTTCAATCCTAAGTTGATTTCTACCGAAGGTGAAACACACATGCCAGAAGGATGTTTGTCATTCCCCATGTTGCAGTTAAACATTACTCGTGCAAAAACCGTTACGGTAGAATACCAAGATTGGAACGGAGATAAACACCAACAAACATTTACCGGATTAACCGCAAGAATTTTCCTCCACGAGCTTGACCACATGAACGGAATCGTGTATACTACTAGGGCAAAACCACTTGCGTTAAAGTCTGGTATGAAAAAAGTGGAAAAAATTTATCGCAAGTATTTTAATCCTAAGATGATGAAGCAGATTGTGAATGGCAACCAAAAAACAAATCCCTGATATTGATGAACAATGGAGACTCTGGCAGATTGAGAATGAACCAGAGCGATTTGAACACATTGATACCGACAAACTCAAACAAGACTTGATTGCGGACTTGACCGTAAAATCTCAAATGGATGTGCGTGAATACACTTTATACCAGAAATGGTGTGAAGTACACGAAAAATATCCCACCAGGATCATGTCCACGTTGTTCGGTGATGAGTGTCAGATGGTTGATAAGGGTCAGGAAGATGTAATCCAAGAGATTAAATCTAATATTTGGATGCCAAAAGAACCTGATGATTATGCAAATCTAAAACCAAAGATGGTTCTTTCGAATGGTCCTTTGGCGGATAAATGGAACACGTTGCGTACATTCTCATCCACAATGAAGAATAATTCCAACATTGGTCGCAA